AGGTGCTAGGCATCATGGCAGTGAACGGATGGGCATGCGCCAGTGAAGGTCACGTCGGCAGCGAACAGGGAAGGTTTAGCTACATCATCAACGAGCCGGCCGAAGCCTACGAGCTGTACCGCGTGTTTGCCGGCTCACTAGATGCCCGCGGCCTGGTCGTTGGCCAGATACTAGGCAATTGGCTCGTGATAGACCATGGGCAGCCAGACCTCGAGGTCACCCAGTATCAAGAGCGTGCCGAGCTCCTGGACGCCTACAGACAACTGGAAGCGAACTACCACCATTGGAAGTTCGTCAAGGAGGGGTACTACCTTGGCGGTTACTAGCGCACTCACCGAAATGGGCACCATGGTCTCCATGGCCTGGGAAGGCGGCGGCCGGACGATACTCCTGCCCACTGAGTGGAGCGAGGAGACAAAGCAGCGCTACCTCAAGGAATTGTTCGAGTTCTACGAATGATGGTACAATGGCGGCAACATGGGCGACCGTGAAGACCAAATATGGGGTGTAGAGCGTGAGCCAAGCGGAGAGACAATCCATGCCTTACTTGTGCCAGCCCTAGGCAATCTAGCAGTCGAAGCCATCCAATTAGGCAAGAGTGACCTGAGCCGCCGCCAAGAGATGGTGCTTGGGCTTATCGATTACGTGGAGCTCATCGAGCCGCCAGCCAGCATTATCCTGAATGATGAGGGACTATTGCTTGGCTTGCCATTTAACTACCGTGCCACTGAACTGCTATGGGCCGGCAACCGTTACCATCGTGGCCAGACTGCGCTTGTTGGCAATGTGCTGGTTGTCGGCCCGGCTGATGAACAGGGTGACGATACTGATGTGCCGGCAGAGTTGGTAGAACTGTTCTTAGGGAATGATGAGTAGACTATTGCCTAGTGGAGTATAGTAGGGGTATGGCACGTCCTACGAAGCTCACCCAGCAAATACTAGATGATGCTCGGACGTATCTAGATGAAAATAGTACGTTCATGTCTACCATGTTGCCAACCATCGAAGGACTGGCTTTATATCTCCACGTGCATAGAGACACGCTATATGCTTGGCGCGAGAGCGATGAAGCGTTTTCCTACATCTTAGAAGAGTTATTGCAAGCCCAGGCGCAGAAACTGATGCAGAATGGTTTGCAGAAACGCTATGATTCGGGACTGGCCAGGCTGCTACTGAGTAAGCATGGCTATATCGAGAAGACCGAGGTAGATAACAACCTAAGTGGCGCAGTCCAGTTCGTGAATGATGTCCCACGGCCCCCAAAAGATTAGGGTACCGGACTACGTTCCTAGCGAGCGCCAGGCTAGTTTTCATATGGCAGTGGCCGATGAGAAGTTGTATGGTGGTGCCGCCGGCGGTGGCAAGACAGCAGCCTTAGCCGCTGAAGCAATTACGCTAGCACTCGAGTACCCAGGCATACCGGTAGATTGCTTTAGACGTACCATCCCGGAGCTTAAAAGCACGTTCTACGTGGAAATCATGAAGATGGCAGGCGCGTACATCCAGGCCGGCCACGCTACGTACCGCGGCATAGACCGTGAGTTCCTGTTTAAGAATGGCTCACGCATCCGCCTAAACTACTGTGACAACGATGCTGACGTCTACAAGTACCAAGGCCGCGAGATGCCGGTCATCATCGTGGACGAGCTCACACAGTTCCCCCAGGCTTGGATTGAGTACCTAAAGACCCGTAACCGAACTGCTAATGAGGCATGGCCCGTGCTGTTCCTCGCTGGCACCAACCCTGGTGGCATAGGGCATGGCTACGTCAAGCGCAAGTACATCGACCCTGTTATGCCGAACCAGCTGTACACAGACCCGCTGACGGGTATTACGCAGGTCTTTATACCAGCCAAGCTGACCGACCACGTAAGCCTAGCCTTCCAGAAGTCCTACGGCCGCCAGCTGGATGCCATTAGCGACCTACAGCTACGCGCAGCCCTCCGTGATGGTGACTGGGACACGTTTGCCGGGCAGGTGTTCGTTGAGTGGTCATACGACAAGCATGTCATTGAGCCATTCACCATACCGGACCACTGGACGCGTTGGCGCAGCATGGACTACGGCAACCACAACACTACGCTCTGGCATACCGTAGACCCGCAGACCGAGCATGAGTACGTCTACCGCGAGTACCGCACAGACACCTTCATACCCATTACGGAGAAGGCTAAGGTTACGCTCCAGCTAGAGCAGGGTGAGAACGTATCGTTTGGCCTGGCCGACCCAGCCATATGGAAGGGTGCGGCTGACCACAACACCGGTAAGACGGTAGCGCAGATATACGAAGAGAACGGCGTCAAGTGGATGCCGGCTAACAACGACCGTGTAGCCGGTCTAGCCGTGGTGCATGACAGCTTTGCAATCATGCCGGATGGCCTGGCTAAGACGCGGTTCTTTAGCACTTGCCTGAACAGCATACGGACCATCCCAGCACTGCCTTATGACCCTAATAAGACTGATGATGTGGACACTGATGCCGATGACCACGACTACGACGCCTACCGCTACGGCAAGATGGGTAGCCGTAAGGCTGGGCCAGGGCGGCAAACTGGTGGTGTTGTTAGGACTGTTGGCGCGCGCTATCCGCATATACCCACGAACATAGCGCTGCCGGATGGTAAGCAGGTGCTGAACCTTGATTTTAGGAGGGCATATGGTCGTAGACGCCATTAGAGCACCGTACGCGGACACGGTCATCCAGCTGTACCTGTCCAGCACCACGGGCATGAAGTACCGCACGCTGAACTGTATGGAATGCGGGCAAGAGTTCTTAGAGCGCCAGGGCGATGTGGCTTACCGCATTGGTGACACCTCACAGCCGGAAGAGATTAACCTAGCAGACTACACACCAGTTGACGTTGTATGTGGTCGCTGTGCACAGAGCTACACCGTTATTGTCTCGATTCACGTCACATATGAGATAAACACGGTACCGCTGTACCTACAGCCCGAGTCAGTCTACTTGGTAAGCGAGCCAGTCAAGCGTCTGCGCTACATGCACTGCCTGGAGTGTGGCAAGGCCTTTCAGAGCATTAGCGACCGCATAGCGCAGATGGTGGATAACCGCGTGCCGTTTGAGTACCTGAACCCATCACGGCTTGGTCCTATCCAGCGTACCTGTACATTCAATAAGTGTGGCCAGGAATGGGCACTTATGGTATAACCAAGGCATAAGCAAGAAGGAGCTTAAAGCATGTACCAACCAAAATTTAATAGCGTGCTCGTTGAGATAGACGACACAGATGCAGCATGGGGCGGCGGCAACGACGAGTCCATGATGGGTAAGAGTTTTCATAAGGGTAAGGTCGTAAACATCGGGTTCCTTGTGCCGACGCAAGCGTACCCCTTTGATGATTTGTCTAAGGGTCACCTAGCCCTATTAGGGCAGATTGAAGTCTGTCTTGGCAAAGACATCATCTGGAACGAAGGTGCCGAGGCTGGCACCACATTCGAGGAAGACGGCAAGTTGTACGGGTTCATCTACTGGTACGATATACGGGCTTGCAAGGAATGAGAAAGATTGCATTACACGGCAAACGTGGCAACGGCAAGTACGCCCTGGTGAGTGAGGAAGATTACGACTATCTTCAACAGTTTAGCTGGAGTGTCAGCAATACGGGTTATCCCTGCAGAACGTACAGAGTTGGCCCACGCAGTATAGGGAGAACGGTCACTGTCCAGATGCAACGAGACATCATGAAACGTAGGGCTGGCGCGATACCATCCGCGCTCTTTTGCGACCATATAGACCGAGACCCCTTCAATAATCAGAGGGGAAACCTACGGTTAGTGGGTCGAAGTGATAATGGGTTCAATCGCGTGACTCCCATGGGCATATCCGGTTACCGAGGCGTGAAGCGTATGGGTAAGCGCTGGCAGGCCCGTATTGGTGGAAACAGGAACCGCATCACATTAGGTACTTTTGACACACCAGCCGAGGCACACAAGGCGTATATCGCATACGTCAAGGCTCATGACTTGGTAGTCCCCGTATGAGCAACAAACAGGCTCGAGCCACCCGCAAGCTAGTGCTCAAGCGCATCGTCGTCACATTCGAGGACGGCACCGGCTCGATATTGGACATCAACAAGGTCGAGCTAATCGACCGCACAACTAAGCAACCACTGTTCAAGGAGAAGTAATGGAAGCAAAAGACCGAACTAAAGAGGTGACCTTTGATGAAGTAGCCCACGTAGACATCGCCAAGGGCGTTGAAACAATGCGCAAGGCTGTAGGCAGTACATATGGCCCTGGTGGCCGTAACGTGCTCATACAGAAGAAGTACGTGCACCCGATACTTACTCGTGATGGTGTAACCGTAGCTCGCGACATTGCTGGGTACGGCAACAAGCTACCTAACCCAATAGCTCGTGAGGCTGCCAAGCTGGTCTACCAGGCTAGCGAGAAGACCAACAAAACCGCCGGCGACGGCACCACGGCTACGGTCGTGCTCCTGGCCGAGTTGTACAAGGCTGGCTACCGCCGCATCGTGGCAGGCGAAGACCCTATGGTCATCAAGCGTGCGCTGGACAGAGACCGTGAAACCATCCTGAAGTTCGTAGAGAGCAAATCGGTGGAGTGCACCAAAGACAAGCTGCGCCAGGTAGCCGTCATCAGTTCCACTGACGAGGCGCTGGGCGAGATGGTAAGTGATTTGGTGTGGGATGTAGGCGCAGACGGTGCTATCACCATTACCTACCACAACGCTCCCAACGTCCAGGTCGAGAAAGTTACTGGCTACCTGTTTAACAACGGTTTCCGTGTGCTGTCACAAGAGGTGGAGTTTGAAGCTCCCCTTGTGCTCGTTACCCAGAAGCGCATGGCTACCAAGACTGACATCATCCCCGTACTCGAGCTGATGGCTCAGAATAACAGGCAATTCATCATCGTCGGTGATGTGGCCGGCGCAGCCCTAGAGACGCTCGTATGGGCTATCCAGAACGGCAAGGCTGACGGTATGGCTATCCCCCCGCCAGCCTTCGGTGCAGATGGCCACGACTTCTTCGTAGACATCGCTACCTACACTGGCGCCACGCTGGTGCTCGAAGGCGACAGCTTTAAAGACGTGAAGCTCGAAGATTTTGGCACCATTAAAGGCTCACGTGTCAACCGGGACAAGGCAATCTTGTTCGGTGACAACAGCACTGGTGACGCTATAGCTAGCCGTATTGCCGAGATTGAGGGCCAACTAGCCGCTAGCGACGTTACACCAAGCCTCAAGGAGCAGCTGGACGAGCGCAAGGCCAAGCTTGCCGGCAAAGTCAGCATCATCAAGGTCGGTGCAGCTACCGAGAGCGAACGCGAAGAGCTGTTCTTCAGGGTTGAAGACGCTGTAGAGGCATGTAAGAGCGCTCTAAGCAGCGGCATCGTGGCCGGTGGTGCTACCACGTTGCTGTTCGCTAGCACGCTGCGCCACCAGGCAGCCCTATCTGCTTCTGGCAATGACGAAGTTCCCGCCTTGGAAGCATTCGTTAAAGAAGCCCTTCAACAGCCTTTCCGCCTGCTCATGAGCAACGCCGGCGAGGACGCTGGCTTGTACCTGAACAAGACGCTAGAAGCTGGCTACGGCATGGGCTACAACCTACGGCAGATGACTACCGAGCCTGTCGACCTGGTCGAAGCTGGCATAGTCGACGCCACCAAGGTAGTCACCCAGGCAGTTAAGAATGCGTTCAGCATTGCTGGTTCGCTACTTACCATGGGCGCGATAATCACGGACGTTGAAGATGAAGAACCTGCTAGAGCGGCTTAGGGCTTGGTGGCGGCCAGTCGTTGAGGTTCCGGTAGAGCCTGTCGAGAACCCGCATGCTAGCCGCGGCCGCTTCATCACGCATACCAAGGCACCTACATACCGGCCACACGACTCGTATCAAGGTGGCCGGGTCGTGAAGGTCATGCCCAAGCAGCTACGCAAGATTAAAGAAGCCCAGGAGGCCACCGAAGATGAGACTAGTGTCACACAACTTCCGTAACACGTTCATATGGGTGCGTGACAGCGAGGCCTACCCTGAGATGTTTGAGATTCACATAAATGATGCCCGCGATGGTGTATTTAGCTCCAAGACAGTGGTGCAACTCACGACCGCCGAGTTCAAGGCATTGTTTGGGGAGGTAAACCGTCGGTTCAGTGAAGAGTTGGGCAATGAAGTGCCAGAGTTGCAAACAGACTAAGCCACACTGCCGCGCGGCAGTCGTCAACGGCAAGTACTACAGCCGCATCTGCCAAGGCTGCTTAGGCGGTGAGACGCTTAGCTCGGGCGCTGCCAGCTATGAACGGCGCCGCGGCTATGAAGACAACGCCCAAGACACCATCCAGCCGTACAACGCGGTTGGCCCCAATGTGGAGTTCCTACGTTTGTACCCTGACACTGCCAAAAAGGTATTCACGCCCGAGGAGCTTGAGGATTTGCGTCGCAAGCTCTAGCACTGTGCTACAATTCACTTAAACCATGGCTAAATCCTCGACTCCAGCTAAACAGGACTACCCGACCGTGAATATCGCGGGCATGACGGGTGACCAGCTAGTAGAGATGATGGACCGTCGCATAGGCGAGTCTAAGGGCTTCTGGGATGGCAAAGACTACGAGCTTGAGAAGACCACCAAGGCCAACGAGCGGTACTACTTCGGCAAGCAAGTCTCTGACTTAGATGACAGCCAGGACAAGAACCTGTCGCTTGACAACCGCATCTTTAGCTCCATACGCACCATCGTGCCGTACGTAACCAGCCGTATTACCGAGCCCGAAGGTGCACCTAGCAGCACATCAGAAGAGGCTAAGCGCTTTGCCGAGGACATCGAAAAGGCGCTGTACATCCACGTAAAGAAGCAGAATCTGAAGCGCAAGGTAAAGTTCGCGCTGGAAGATGCCATCATACGGCGCCGCGGCTACCTCAAACTGCGCTACGACGCGGTTAAGAAGAACTTCTGCGCTATCGAGTACGTGCCGGCAGAGTCCATCATCGTTGACCACAAGGCCCGCACCGACGAGGAACTACGGTACTTCCGGCATGTGCTGGACAAGACGCCCGAAGACCTCATTACCATGTTCCCTGACATGAAGGCGAAGATACTTGATACCTTCCAGTTGGACGAAAACTCGCCTCGGGCCGACATGCAGAAGTCCTACCAGATACACGAGGACTGGTGTTTCGTACCGGGTGATGATGGCTTAGACCTCATATGTAGTTGGTCTTACAACAAGGTGTGCTTTGGTGCTGTACCCAACCCTAACTGGCTACCGGGCAAGCAGAACTTCATCGACTACCCCCAGATGCCGCTCATTGAGTTCAACGTGTTGGCTGACGGCCGTACCCACATAGACCGCACCAGCTTCGTAGAGCAGGCTAAGTATCTGCAGAGCACCATAGACCAGCGTGGGCGGCAGATAGGCGTGAACGCCGGCCTGGGCAACATCGGGATGCCTGTAGTGGACGCGGCCGCCCTGGCTGACGACCAAGCCGAGTACGTGCAGTTTGAGCCAGACACCGTCTTGGAGCTCGACGTCAGCAATGCTGGCAAGCAGAGCATCAATGACGTCTTCACCACCTGGAAGGCCGGCACACTCTCCCCCGATGTCTACAAGGACAAGCAGGATGCCGTAGAAGGCGTACAGAACACCTTTGGCGCCTCCAACGTGAACCAGGGCAACGAATCCGACAACAAGACGCTCGGCCAGGACGAGCTGCTACGTGACCAGTCTGTAGGCCGCCAGCAAGAGATTGTGGATGCCATAGACGTAGGCATGGCGCGGCTCTACCCACTGGTGGCGCAGTTCCTGTTCGTCTACGGCCAGGAGCAGGAGTTGTTCAAGTTCGTAGGTGAGAACGCCGAGTTCGACTACGTCATCATGCACACCGATGAATTAGACGTGAACGCTGAGATGCAGATTAAGGCCGGCACATCCATGCCTATCGACAATCCGCAGCGCCGCGCTACCGCTGACAAGGCTGCCGCATCTATGATGATTGACCCGCTGACCTACTGGGAAATCATGGATGAGCCTAACGCGCAAAAGTACGCCAAGCGCGTGGCTGACTGGACGGCCAATCCTACCGGTTTCTTACAGGATACCCAAGAAGAAGTCTTTGACCGCGACGCCTACGTGGACATCCAGATGCTTAAGGCCGGCCAGCAGCCGCCGTACCGTGACGAGCTGAGCAAGGAGTACTTCGACTACCTGAACCACTACGTGCTGAGCGGCGACCTCGAGAACCCGAATATCGACATCATGACGCGCCAGGTAATTAGCCAGTTCATAGATATCCAGCTAGCCCGTGGCCAGAAGATGCTTGGCATGGCTGAGACACAGCTGCCAACCCCACAGGACGTAGCAGCCCACAACATGCAGGTAGACGCGGCTAACAGTGCGCCACCGCCACCAATGCAACCTGGAGCGCCAGGCCAGCCACCGCAGCGAGGGGCTGCACCTAAACCAGTTCAGTAATAAGGAGTAAAGCATGGAAGACGAATCAGGCGCACCAGCGCCAGCAGTAGAAACACCAGCGCCAGAGGCGCCAGCCGAGGCACCCGCAGACAAAGGTGAGGGCACGACACCGGAAGAAGTAGCGGAAGTACTTAAGGGCTCGGGTATCAAGCTGGATACCCCAAAGGCCGAGGCTGAACCAGAGGCACCAGCTGAAGAACCTGCTCCCGAGGAACCAGAGGAAGAAGAACCCGAAGAGCCTGAACCAGAGCCCGAACCGGAGGCACCTACTGATGGCCCTGACTTCACACTCCAAGTAGTAGACGCCAACGGTGTCACGTTCAAGCTGCAGCCGGGCGACAACCTAGAGGACGCCCTGAAAGACTTCGAGCCTAAGAGTAACGGCCAGATTCTGCAGATTCTGCATGACCTCCAGCAAAAAGAGGGCGAGAAGGCCAAGTATGAGGCCGACCAGGCCGCTGCAGAAGCTACCAACGCCCAAAACCAGCGCGTGGCTGACATTCAGAAGGGCTGGAATGAGGAAATCAAGGCCCTACAGGGTGAGAAGCGCCTGCCAGCCACTGGTACCGAGCGCGTCGACCAAGTCTACAAGTTCATGGCCGAGGAAAACGACAAGCGTATAGCCGCCGGAGCACCAACCATCGGCAGTTTTGAAGATGCGCTTGACAAATTGGAGAACAAAGAGGCGCGCGAGGCCAAGGTAGAGGCTGACAAGGCTGCTAAAGAGACCGCACGCAAGAACGGTTCATTAGTGGGCGGTTCTAGCGCACCTGCAACCGGTGCTTCACCGGTCTACAAGGCTGGTAGCGCCCGCAATGCCACCCAAGCTGCCAAGGCAATGGGTCTCCTGTAAGAATGTCCTTGTATTAGCCCAGCCTTTCGGCTATTATGCAGTCAATGGTTCATCAAGCAGCCTCCGCAAGGGGGCTGTTTTTCATGCTTTAAACTCCTCCCCTTGCGGAGATTGATAACCTAAATCAATCACGTAAGGAGAGAAAGAACATGGATTATGCTGGCATCCTAACCACTACGGCGCAAAGCCTAGCTGGTTACGTAGTAGATGGCATCCACAACGGTAGCGTTTTGCCTGCCCGTTTCCTAACTAACCCGGTCGACTGGGACGAAGGCCAGTACATGCAACAGCCGATTCAGACCTCGCTGAACGACAACAACAGCGACTTCGTCGGCATGCCCGTCTTCGACGTATCGGCCGTAAATACCGACCAGAACCTGAAATGGCTGGCTAAGGGTAAGCGCCAAAGCATCGTTATCCCTTGGGCTGAAATAGCACACAACCAGACTAAGGCTGGAGTCATCAAGCTCGTAGCCCGCAAGATGGATGTGGCTAAGAACGAACTGAAGGACCGCCTCGGCACCACGCTGACCGGCCTGGGCTTGGGCGACGCCATCGAAGGCTTAGACCTGATGACGGACAACTCGACCCTGAGCTCGACCTACGGCACCTTAAGCCGCACCACTTATGGCTCCGTCATCAACGGCCAGGTGAACGCGGTTACGACCCTGACACTGGCCGCCATCGGCACCCAGTTCGACGCTTGTACTCCGGCCAACAGCGCTGAAGGGACTACTCTGGCACTGACCACTAAGACAATCTGGGGCTACGTCGAGCAACTGCTCGACCCGAAGACCCGCGAGATGTACGCCAACATCCCCACCTACGTATCGGCCTACACACCGAACGGTGGCGCAGTCAAAGCTGCACAACTTGGTGGCGCATCTGGCTTTACGGCCATCTTCCACCGCGGCGTGCCATTCGTGAAGGATGAGAAGGTTGCCTCTGGCAAGACTTACACCCTGAACGAGAACAGCATCGACTTTGCGCGGCTGGACTTCCCACAGATGAAGGCAGTCACACTGAGCAACCAAGTCACCAAGGGCGTCTACAACAACGAGCCCTCACCCAGCGCTTTCCAAATCACCGAGATGATGAACCCCTACAACCAGCTTGGTGACATCGGGCACATCATCGTTTATGGCAACCTAATAAACCGTAACCCAGTCCGCTCCGGCGTAATGACTGGCACCACGGGAGTCTAAGGAGAAGAACGATGTTTACACAAAGACTTTCACTAAGCAACCAGGACGCGCGCACCACCAGCTCTACCCAGCTGCACAAGCTCGGCAGCGTTGCTGAGACCTCGGACGGCCGCGTATTCCGCTATGCGTCCGCCGGCGCAGTCAACCTGGCCGCTGGCAAGGTAAACACACCCGCTGCCAAAGTAACCGACCACACCAACATGGCTGTAGCGACTGCCGCGGCCGTTGGTGACCGTTCAGTAAACGTGACACTTGGTGCTACGGCTACCACGCTTGGTCAGTATGACGGTGGTTACCTGGTAATCAACGACTCAGCTGGCGTAGGTTGCGCCTACTTGGTCGCCGGCACGCCAGTCATAGCACTCAGCACTAGTGGCCGCATCCAGCTAGCAGAAGGTGTAGCCACCGCGCTTACCACTTCTAGCAAAGCTTCCCTGCAACCCCCAATCTACGGCAACGCGGTTGTTTCAGCTGCTGCAGCCGCCCTGTTCGTCAACGGCACTAACAACGTGGCAGCTACTGCTACCTACTTCTACTGGTCGCAGACCGGTGGTATCGCATCAGTGCTGTCGGACGGTGTAATCGGCAAGGGCTCTGACGCCATCGTCTCTGCCTCTGTGAACGGCGCCCTAGTAGTCGAAGGCACTTCGGCAGTCACCCAGCGCGTTGGTGTAGCTCCCGAAGCAACGGTTGACGCCAAATACTACCCAGTCTTCCTAACCCTAGAATAGAAAGGGACCATATGACGATAAAAATCGAGAACAACGAACCGAACGTCATGGCCAACGGCTTCAACACCGGTAAGGCGGCTACGTTTGGTAGTACTGTCGCAGTTACCGGAGCGACCACGCTTTCTAGCACCCTGGCCGTCACTGGTACGTCGAACTTTACGGGCGTAGCGACGTTTAGCGCAGCACCGGTGTTCTCCGGTGGCCGCACATCAAGCGTAGTCTCGGGTTCTGGCGCAACTGTAACGCTGACCGCTGCCCAGTCTGGCTCATTCGTCCTTATGGACCGTGCTGCCGGGATTGTGTTTACGCTGCCAGCGCCAGTAGTGGGCCTATCGTATATGTTCCTGACGACCGTCACGGTTACCTCGAACACCTACAAGGTCATTACAGATGCCGGTACAACATTTGCTACGGGTTCGCTCCTGGCAAGCTCCGACAACCTGGCAAGCAAGTCGTTCCTGGGTAACGGTACTAGCCATATAGCCACAATCATGAACTCCGCCTCATCGAACGCCACCGGTGGTATCATCGGCTCGGTTCAAGAATGGCGGTGTGTCAGCTCTACGCTATGGAGCGTTACGGGCACTATTGTCGCCAGTGCGACGCCAACCACCCCTTGGTCAACGTCCTAACGGATACAGACCCACCAAACAACCCCCGCGCGTCGGGGGTTTTGTTTTGGTTATGCTATTATGAGCGCATAACATAAGGAGCTTAAAAGCATGGACCCCAAAGAGTTCTCATGGACGGAGGACCAGCAGGTAACCGTCACTAATCCGACCGCCGAAACGTACAAGTTCAAGGTACACAATAAAGACTACGAGCTCGGGCCCGGCCAGACGGCCAAGATGCCCGGCTACATTGCTTGGGTGTACGTCTATGGGCTGGCTACGCAGCTGGCGCAGGCAGATGGCAAATTCCCCAGCTGGAACGAAGAAGGTTTCAGGCAGCAATACTACGAAAAGCTCGTCGCGGGCGCTGACCCTATAGTCCAGAAAGTAGTCGTTGAACCACAACCGCAAGTAGAAGTGCTTGACACCGAACCGCCAGCCCCTGGAACGGGTAAGAGCTTTACGCCGAAGGCTTCAAGTGGCCGTCCTGCCGGAGCTTAGGGAACTACTCGCAAAGGCCGAGGCCATCGACGACCAGGTGGTCAAACTCGAAGCGAGTAAGCAAAGTCTCTCGCAAGACTGCATTACACTATCAGCCAGAGTGAAATTCCTGCAGCAGTCCATCAAGGACCTGGAACAGCAGCGGGATAAGTCGCAGGTCGAAAGTGATGAGAAGGCCCATACCCGGGCCGAGCAGATTGCCGAGCACGAAACTACGCTCAATGACTTGGCCGTGGAACTCGGAACACTCAGGCAATCAATCGAGGCCGCGGAAAGCACTCTTGAGGCCACGAGGGCAGAACAAGACGGGTGTGTGGCAAAGGCGCAAGCTGCCGTGGATGAATGCCGGCTAGAGACCGACCGTCTCAAGACCCTAAACAAGACGCTCGCTGACGACAATACAGCCATTCTGGCGGGCATTGAGGCCAGGAAGCGCATTCTAGCCGACCTGGACGCTGAAATCGTGCAGAAGCAGGCTGAGATAGCTTCCGAGGCTGACAAACTGGCCGGCAAACATGCTGAAACAGAACGGCAAGTCCAGGAGCTCGACACGAAGCACGCTGCCAAGCGTGCGGAGCTTGAGGACGTGACTGCAGAACTCGAGACTCGCAAAACCGCCGTGGCATCTGTAGAAGGCAAGCATACTGAGTTTCTGCAGTATGAATCGACGGCCAGGAAGGCGCTGGCGGCCAAGGAGCAGTCGCTCATTGAGCGTGAGGCCCTAATTGCCGATGCAGAACTCCGTCTCAAGCGCAAGGGAGGCATCTTGGAGAATGCTGGCTAGTATCGTATGATAGGACTAGTAGCTTAAGCAGCTCCCCTAGCGGGAGCTTTTTTATATGCCAGCACCACGAACCAACGCCTCACACGACCAAAACCGAGTGCCGACGCTCATAGGCGTCAGTTCAACCGACGGCACTACCCCGGTACCAGTGGAGGTTGACCCGACTACAGGCGCCATGCTTACGTCTGGCTCTGGTGGAGGCGGTGGCAGTGACGTCCAGTACACCGATGGCGCCGCTACGGTTGCCCATCCCGTAGGCACCATACCCGTCTTCGATAAGGCCGGTACCATCACGGCCGTCTCATCGGCCAATCCTTTGCCAACTTCAGCTACCGTCGACACTACCGGCCTGGCCACCTCTGCCAAACAGGACACGGGCAACACAAGCCTGGCGAGCATCGACGGCAAGATTACGGCTGTGAACACGGGTGCTGTGACTGTGGCAAGCTCGGCATTACCGACTGGTGCTGCCACCGCGGCCAAACAGCCGGCTCTTGGAACCGCCGGTAGTCCCTCGACCGATGTTATATCTGTTCAAGGCGTGGCTTCTGGCACCCCTCAACCGGTGTCGGGCACCGTGACCGCGAATATGGGTACGACCAACGGCCTGGCGCTCGATGCAACGCTGACCGGCGGCACTCAACAGGCGAAGCTGACTGATGGCACCAACGTAGCTAATGTCCTGAAGTCGGACGGCACCGCGGCTGGCCAGAACGCCGCGCTTGTGGGTGCAGCTTATCTGCCAGTTACCTTTACGACGAGCTCGAACACGACCGTAGGTGCAACTGATGCGGGGAACTACGGCTTCGTATCCGTACAAGTCACGAGCGTTGGTACGAGCGGTGTCGGCACCTTCCAAGCATCGAACGACAACTCAACATGGGTTTCCATTTCACTCTCTAGCGTCGGGGCAACGGGAAACAGCGCCCCAGCCACTAGTGCCAACGCCACCGGTATATACGCCGGGCCATTAAATGCACGATACTTCCGAATAAGTGTCGCTAGCCTGGCTGCAGGTAGCTATGCCGGCACCATACACTTCTCCCTTCCGCATTCCCCGACAATCCAAGCGACCAATACGAACATCACATCTTTTGGAACTAATGCCGCTGCTACCGGTAACGGTACTGCCAGCACCACCGCGCTTCGGGTAACTGTAGCTTCTGATTCCACGGGGCAGATTGCATTAGCTGCTGGTTCTGCAGCCATCGGTTCTGTTACTACCTCATCTGCCACCGTACCCGTTAGTACGATGAACAGTGCATCGGCCAATAGCGGCGTGAACTCTGCGATGGCGGCCGTGTTCGATGACGTATCCCCTACCGCGATTACAGAGAACAGTTTCGGATTTGTGAGGATGTCAGCGAACCGAAACCAGTACTCCACTATCCGAGATGCAGCAGGGAATGAGCGTGGTGTCAATGTCACTGCAGGCAATGCCCTCACAGTAGACGGTTCGGCCACTACACAGCCGGTCAGTTACGCCACGACCGGCTCCGGCACTGCTACTGGTGCATTACGCGTAGAACTGGCCAACAACGGTACCGGCGCAATGTCTACGGTCTCAACCGTAACGAGTCTTACCCAGATGAACGGCGCAGCCATAGCCATGAACACCGGTACGCGCTCGGCCGGTACACAACGTGTGACTATAGCTACCGATGATGTAGTACCCGCTTCCCAGTCCGGCACATGGACAGTCCAGCCGGGGAACACCGCCAACAGCACACCGTGGCTCGTCACTGATACTCCTGCTACCTCTGGCGGCCTATCTATCAAGAGTGCTTCTACAGGCGGTACAGCCACCTCTATAAAAGCCTCAGCCGGGCAGCTATACGCGTACCACTTATTTAACACCACCGCCGCCGCGGCCTACGTGCAACTATTCAACGTGGCCTCTGGTTCAGTGACCTTGGGCACAACCGTCCCAGACATATCTATTGGCATACCTGCATCCGGCGGCGTTACCCTGAATATCGATAAGGGCATTCCCTTTGGGACCGCCATTTCCTACGCATGCACCACCACTAGGACGGGTTCAACCGGTGCGACCTGTGATGTCAACTTTTACTACAAGTAGGGTGTCGTTGTGGCGCTGAAAATAAAGGTCGGTACATACACAGGGACGGGGTCAGCAAAATCCATAACAGGGCTCGGGTTCGCGATGAACTCTGGTAGCCACACGATGCTCCTTATCAAGGGCGGCTCGAATCTGGCACAAGTCGGAACATCAGAGATGGGCTCGACGAAGATGCAGGATATTACCGGCGCAACTCCGGCAACCGGTCGCCTGAGCTCTTATGATTCTGATGGCTTCACGCTTGGAACGGACGCCAAGGTTAATAACAACACTACGGTCTACCACTACCTTGCGATTACCGACACTACGGGAGGTTCATTCAAGACGGGTACGTATGCCGGCAACTCTACTGGCCCGCGAGCGTTCACGGGTATTGGCTTCGCTCCAGACGGCCTATTCATATGGGACGACCTCGGCGACACCGGTGGCTATCGCACGAGTGACATGGCGACTGACAGCTATCTGCCCTATAATGCCGGCGCGCAACTGACGGACCGTATCCTGTCTCTGGATTCCGATGGCTTCACGCTTAGCTTCCGCAACGAAGTAAACGGTACGGGGCGTAACTATTACTATGCGGTCATCGACACCACAGCCAGCCTTTTCAAGCCGATTACCTACACAGGCAACGGCAGCGACAACCGCGACATCACGGGCATGGGCTTCCAGCCCGACTGCGTATGGGACAAGGACACTACTACAGACGCAATGGCCGTACGGTTCTCTACCGAGTCTGGCGATAACGCGTACCTGATGACAGCTACCGGCGAGGCGGCCAACATCATCCAGAACTTCGGGTCTGACGGCTTTCAGGTGGGTACTAGCGCGAACACTAATGCCAACACGAACACCTATTACTCTGTCGGGTTCAAAAACAGCACCACTGCTCCAGTGACCGCCCACAACCTAACATTGCTTGGTGTAGGCTCCTGATATATAATCCACTCAGTAGCTTCAACAGCTCCCTTACGGGGGCTATTTTTATGTTCAGAAAGCGAGGATAGCACCACGAACTACATCACCACCGCGGCCACTACCACAATCGGCAAGACCTACGGCATCCTGGTCGAGATAAACAAGGCCCTAACTGGCACACTCACCATCGCTGATGGCGGCACCACTGTGGCGGTCATAGCGGCTAGTACAGGCGTCACCAGCAAACGCTACTACGGCTTCACTGGCTCGGTAACGGTAGTCAACGCGTCCACCGAAGATGTGACGGTAAGCGCGCTTAGCCATCAGGGGACTTAACCATGACCAAAGTTCCGACTCGGTGGACTCCCAACCCGTCATCTGTCAGCACAGACACGTATGAACCTACTGGCGTGACGTACAACACTATCTACAGCCACTACGACGGCAACCAGGACACGACGGAGAGCCCTGCCAGCGATAAGACACCGACCGTCTGGAGCGCTGCGTAATGGCTACCAACTTCCCTGGTTCGCTTGACAACAACTCGACGCTGCCTAACCCGGCCGCCGGCGATGCGCCTACCAGCCCGCACCACGCTAGCCAGCACGCGAACGCCAACGATTCGATTAAAGCCATGGAGGCGAAAGTGGGCACAGGCTCTAGCACGCCAGTAGTCAGTACGCTGCTGTTTGGCACCGGCACGGGCACGAGCGCCTGGACGCAGCTCACGAGTGCCCAGCTGGCCGCCAGCCTGTCCGACGAGACCGGTAGCGGTCTTGCCGTGTTCGGCACCTCTCCTACCCTTGTCACACCGAAGATTGACACCATTAACGAGAGTACTCCCGGCAATGGCACGACTATTGGCGGCGTGAACATCAAGAGTGGCTTCATGAGTGGTGCGAACCTAACTGCCGGTACCGTGGGCAGCAGTCAATTGGCCACTGGTGTACCCGTACAGATGGTTAACAGCAACTTCACGGCCGTGGCGACCGGGACCACACTTATCCCCGAAGACGACACAATCCCCCAGATTACTGAGGGAACCGAGTTCATGACGCTAGCAATCACTCCCAAGAGCGCAACAAACCACCTCTATATAAGAGTAAAAGCCTTTCTTTCCCAGAGTGCTGCTACGAACGATATCATAGGTGCGCTATTCCAGGACGCCACAGCCAACGCCCTTGCAGCGCAAGATATTACTGTCAATGCTGCCAGCGGTATGGTGAATCTACTGATAGAACATGACATGGTTTCAGGTACGACGTCCTCGACTACGTTTAGGTTTAGAGCCGGCCCTGTGTCTGCTGCCACGGCTACGTTTAATGGATTCGCTGGCGCCCGTAAGTTTGGTGGCATCACGCTGTCCACTATGCAAATAATCGAATATAAGGTTTAGCCATGCTCACCTTTCAGGACCAGTACCAAATGCTCCAGCAACTCACCGGAGACACGTCTACGGCTAGCCTCGTCATGTTCAAGCGTGACATCAACGAGGGCGGCGCTATGTTCCTGAACCGCCTAGGCCGGAAGTTCAACAAGGAATACATGACTGCGTCGCTGACCGCTGCCCAGCAATACTACCAGTTGCCGGCAGAAGCCATCCGCATTAGCGAGATTCGCTGTCTGAACGGCACGAACTACTACACGCCCGTCCTGGTGACATCCGAGCTCGAGTGGAATCAACTGAACACCATCTCCACCAGTGGCAACTACCCGACGCATTACTACATCCGCGGCTTTAATGAGGTGGGACTTTATCCAATACCGAGTACGACCGTAGCTAACGGCCTGGTGGTCTCACTCGAACCACAACACGTGGACCTTACCCATGACGACTTCACTACAGGTACGGTGACTGTCTCCAACGGTTCGGCGACGCTTACGCATTCCGCTACTGGTTTCCTGCCTGAGATGGTCGGGCGCTGGCTCCAGGTCACAGATGGCACCGATGGCAAGTGGTACCGCATTGCGGCCTACACCTCTACTAGTGTGCTGACTCTGGAGAACTACTACGAAGGGGTCAGCGGGTCGGGCCGCAGTTTCCGCATCGGCGAGGTGATGAAGATTCCCAACGCTTACCAGGACGCGCCTGTGTACTACGCGGCCGAGCGGTATTACATGGTTCAGAATGACCAACGTACAGCCCCTCTGTTCGCCCAGCGGTTCGAGCTTAAGGTCAAAAGCGCCAAGGAGACGTACGCGCGGTCTACCTCACGTATGGGCGTGAAGAGCCGCAATAACAACCGCCGTCCTAGCTGGATTGACCTAACGCCCCCAGTTACGTACCCATGAGATACATACCTTATCTAAGTCACTTCGTGCCCATCCAGCAGTTCTATGGTGGCATGTCCAGTGATGAAGCCATCGGCACGCCGGCGAGCTTTAGCTATTCGCGCGCTTTAGAGCACCGGAAGAACCCGTCCCAACTGACTGTACTGCCAGGACCGAGGCAAATAGGTGTGGCGAACGACCTAATCCAAAACATCGTTCAGACTGCCAACGGTACGCGCTACGGCTACGGCGACCAGGGCAACGTCTACAAAATTGCCACCGACAACACCTTCACTTATGTGAACAAGTTCTCGACGGGCAGTGATGGTGCGCTGTACCGCTCAGATTCAGACGCTTGCTACTTTGCCACCCAGACCGACCTGCGCCGCTACTACCCGATGAGCGGCACACCGACGTTCGACGTGACTTATGGGCCGAGCAAGTCCACGGCTACCACTGCTTACCGTACTGGGGGGGCATCCACCTACACCATCCCCACCACCTTAGACGAGAACCAATACATCTCTTTCCAGCCTGACATCGAGCCGTTTTACAGCACCAAGGTCAATGTCGTTAGCAAAGGCACGGGCAACGTCACGCTGACCCTGCATGACGGCCTAAACAACCAACTAGCTAGCACGACCATTACCGCGGCTAACATGGCTACCGGCCTTGTTGAGTTCGTCTACAGCAGTCAAATACGTGCGCTTGTTAAACCAAATGCCCGCACATACCACATCCACCTGACTAGCACGGTGGGCGACACAACGGTAGCCTGCAGTACGTCAGGCAGCCTGAACACCGCCGACTTCGAGCTGTGGGCATACCGGTTCGTGCAGACCACCAATGGCTTTCATCCGATGGCGCAGTTCCAGCAGTTCACCTGTATTGGCAATGGCCGTTACCTGGCGGTCTGGGAACCGCTGACAGATAACAACCCGCCCAACAACGAGTTCCAACGTCACCGCTTAACCTTTCCAGACGGCTACGAGGTCTGCGGCTTGGCAGTGACAGACGAGTTCCTGGTCATCGCAGCCGCCAAGTACAGCACTGATGGCACCAAGGATTTCCAGTCCGGCAAACTCTTTACATGGGACGGCACCGCTACTACCTACAACCAGATTGTCGATGTATCTGGCGGTGCGCCCGAGGGCATAGAGACATTGTTGAACTATCCGTACTTCGTCGTAAGCGGCAAGCTTTGCGCCTGGGCTGGTGGTAAAGAGATTATCCAAGTCCGCAAGATTGCCAGCCTTGATAACACCTTTAGTGGCGTCATCGACAACACGAGGGTTTACCCGAACATGCTGTGCGTCAAGGACAACCTGCTCCATATCGGGTTTCCGTCGATTACTACCAACACCGGTATCGAGCACGGGGTGTACGTCTGGGGTAGTCTGGAGAAGAACTACCCGGCTAGTTTCAACTATGGGTATGTGGCGTCGTCACACCAGACGACACCGACCGGCAACTCGATAAAACTGGGATGCGTCCGCAGCTTTGGTGACGAGATGTACATAAGCTGGAAGGACTCTAACGGTGCCTATGGCCTTGACATTGTTGACAACCTATGCACGCCGGCGCCAATATTCAAGTTCCGAGCTCGTCGCTTCGATGGCGGCCAGGCGCACCGCGACAAGTTAGCCCTGAAGGTGGGTGTTGTTACCGCAGCACTGCCCGCCGGAGTAGCGATGACCGTTGTCACGAGTATCAACGGTGGTGCCTATGTAAACGGCCTGAGCCACACTACGGGTGCTGAGAGGCTGATATCTCCGGTGAACTCCCCGAACCCCTTCAAGCGCATCGTGACAGGTTTTGACGGCACGTGTAGTGCCACCGCGACCACGCCGACTATCTACACCCACATCCTCGAGTACAAACCACGGGAGACAGAGTTTGCCTTATGAGCGAGCTGGGTGCCCCCGCAGACGCTCAGCCGAGTGACGACTTCGCCACTATCTCAGATGTGCCTGTTGCGCCAAGCACGGACCGCGTGGCCCCGCGACAAGTCGCCACGGGCACGACGCGAGGTATACAGCAGCTTGGCAGTGACAAGGTATATTCAGATGGTGGCAATAGTCAGATAATCGTTGCAGATACTGTGCCGCAAGTGCTGATGGGGAAACAGGCGACGTTTGGTGAGGGGTTTTTCGTAACCCGTACCGGTGTTGATGTCACTACGAACACCGACCCAACCAAACTCGCGTTCAACAGCACGAGAAGCTTTACGGTGGCGCTTCAAAGCAGTTACACATTTGCGTCGCTTGGTTCGGTTGCCGATGGTGCGAACGCCACTTCATCCGTCGTTACGATTCCCCACAACGTAGGCTTTGTTCCGAACGTAAGCTTTTTCTCTCAAAAATACCTAAGCGACAACCCCTTCAGCCCATCTTCGCCGGTAATACCGACGGGGTATCCGTTAAGCAAGTTGACGCAGGTAAGCATGGGTGACAGTGTTGTCCAACTTGACAACGCCACAGGAGAGGCCTTCTTCCAGTTGTGGTTGTCGTTTGACCAGACTAACCTGTACTTGGGTCTAGGGTTCACCAATTTCACTGGTGGTAGTGTGACGGCGTCGGCTATCACGATTTACTACACTGTCTTCACCCTCAATGTTACTAGCACATCGTAGTGGACTCGTAGTATACTTCCACTAGTAGCTAAACGCTCCCCTAGTGGGAGCTATTTTTATGCAGGAAGCCACATGCAACCAAGCACAGCAATCGCCCAAAAGTTAGCCACCTATGACGCCAACCCGGTCACTTCGACAGACGCTCTAAATTCGGCGCTGTCGCAGTTCGGTGTACCCGAGATTCGGAACACTGTCTCTGGCCTGCGCACAGCTGTCACCAATACATCTAACGCTCTGAACGCCGTCGACCCGTCGGTAACCGGCCGTACCCAGGGCAGCCTCGTGACGGAGGCCCAGCGCGAGAAGCAGGTAGCCAACGAGCGCGCCCCGATAGCCGGCCAGCTGAGCGACCAGACCCACGCCCTGGACCAGGGCCAGCAGGATTTGACTACGGCGCTCGGGCAGGCTACGACCTCGGCCACAAACAAGGTAAACGACTACAACGCTGGCCGCAGTAACCTCGAATCCGAATACGGTATGGCGTACAAGACCGAGCAAGACAAGGCCGCTGCCCAGCTGGCCGCACAGCAAGAGGCCGAGAAGGTACGTGAGTTCAATGTAGGCCAATCGACCAAAGCAGCTGCGCCGGCACAAATCAAGCAGCAGGACATGGCAACATCGGCGCAGAACCTTCAGTCCAAGGTAGGCAAGGACGGCCACGTCTCACAAGAAACGTGGAACAGGGCTATGGCTGACTGGACGGCAGCCGGTTATCCCGCAGCCGAGTTCGTGAAAGAAAACGTCCGCTTCGTTAACCAACGGTACAAGGGGTACCATGGGTTCAACTAGCCATTATGCCTATAGCAGCCTGGGGTCCCGCTAAAGCCTCGGCACCCGCGCAATCCGGCTCGGGAGGTCAGATTCAGCGGTGGACCGCTTCTACTGGCCCGGTAGACGCCCCCAGGCCGGCAAAGCAGGCGACCACGGACGCCGGCGATTCCACTCCCAAAGCTAACCCAAAGACGAGTCTTCTGGGCAAAGTTGTAAAAGGCGTTAACGACCTAGTAGTCAAGCCGGTCGTAACCACCGGTGAGAAGGCAGTCAACACTGTAGGCGCGGGTACGGCTGGCGTAGTTGGTCTGGGTACCGCCGGCGTGCAAGCTGCCACCGGTAACAAGAAGGGTGCTAAGGAAACTCTGAAAGGTACCCAGGAGGAGATGAACAGCCTGCTTACTAAGGGTGCAGGCGGTAAGGGCGCATACCTTACACCCAAGCAAGCGGAGAAGGGTGGAACTAGCCTTATCAAGCCAGCTACCCAAGCGATTACTGACATAGCACCACTAGTCTTGCCGGTTGGTAAGGCCGCTGAAGGAGCGAGCCTATTTGGGAAAGTTGCCGGCGGGGCGGTTACCAACGCCGCTGTAGCCGGTGGAACGACCGTAGCAAATGAGGCAATCCAGGGAAACCTTACTAAGGACAGGGGCGGTGAGATAGCTAAAAACACGTTGTTGGGGGGCGTAGTTGGTGGCTTTGCCCCTCTCCTGCATGGAGCTGTCGAAGGAGCATCCGCTACAGGGGCTAGAGAAGCCTTGCAGACTGCTAAGCAGAACCACATGCTGGACAAGGTACGTAGTACGACCCCAGAACCAGTTGCGGAGCCTAAACCGACCGTGAACTCCGTACCCGCTAATGTCCTAGCTGAGTCTGAGGCTAAGAGGCCGCCTGAACCTGTACCCAAAGTCTCCAACCGCCAGCAGACCGAATACAATCCCAAGCCCGGCAAGCCAGTCACGAACGTTCCGATAGACGACCATGTGCAACCTACGGACACTCCCGAGATTAAGACCTCCAAACTGGCGTTGAACGTCGAGAAGGCCGCCATTAAGAAGGGTCTGGCTGACGGTTTCGAGGGCAAACCCGAGTATGCCAACGTCAACAAGGCCGACCAGCTCAAGGCCGCCGTGAACCTGCTTCAGACCGACCCGGACAAAGCCGTGCGTATAGCCATGGGCCAGGAGCACCCACCAGAAGGCTTGTTGCCAGAGAGCGCGTTCATAGCCGTGTCGCACCAGGCCCAGAAGACCGGCGACGTAGACCTGCTGCGCCGGCTAGCCACCGAGTCAAGCCTGACGAGCGAGGCAACCGGCATGGGGCAACGCATCTCTATGCTGACCGAACACGCACCGCACTCAGCCGTCAGCGGCATCCGCGCCGTCTCAGAGGCCCGTAGGGCGGCCGTAGAGAAGCGGTTGGGCAAACCGGTAGCCAAGGCCACGCAGGACGAGGTGCGGGCTATCAAGGCCGCCAAGCCAAAGGTCACGCGGGAGACGGTCGACAGCTTCATAGAGGGCCTAAAATGCTAAACGTCTGCCTACCCCCGAAACTAGTGGACGCCTTTAAGGCCAACCTGGTTAGCGGTAAATTGAACCCTAACCGTCTGGCGACGATGACCAGCGAAGAGCGTCACGCACTCTTCTCCCAGGTGCTTGGTGAGGGCAACGCGAAGTTTATCAATGCCAACTTCGAGGAGAAGTTGCTACTCAAGAACCAGCAGCAAGGCTTCCTGACGTGGATGAAGCGTACCGCCAACATGAAGCCAGAGATACGCCGCACACTAGAGGCCAAGATAGCCAAACTAGACCATGTGCTCAGTCCGGAGGAGGAGAAGTCGTTCCTTAAGGACTTAGCCAGTACCAAGTTGGGCGTGGACGTGAGTGCCGAGGAAGCTGCGCGGATTGCCGAACTGAGTAAGGGTGTACAAGAAGCTGAAGCGCTGCCCCGAACTTCTAAGGAGGACGCGCTAAAGAAGGGATATACACCTACCGCGAACGACCTAGCGTACGGCTACGCCCGGCATGACTTCCACGAGCACATCAACACACTCAAGAATGATGCTGGCAAGTTCCGCTTCGCAGACCTTAGGGGCAAGACCGCACTACAGGCCGTACCTGCGGTTAGTAAGGCGATTGTCGACACTACCAAGTCAATCGGCGCGTCTCTAGACGACAGCTTCGCGCTACGCCAGGGCCTAAAGGCGTTCTGGACGGAGAATGGTATCTGGCGCAAGCAGTTCCTCGAGAGCTTCAGGAACATCGTCCGCGGGTTCAAGAACACCGACCAGGCCAAGCGCGACCTTACAGCACACCTCATGGCCGACCCACATTACGACCAAGCTATCAAGGACGGTCTGGCGCTGAAGGGAAACGAAGACGCTTTTCCGACCTCACTACCGGAGAAGATTCCGCTGGCGGGCAGGCTGTTCGGTGCATCAGAAGTCGCGTACAACGCGTTTGCTGAAAACCTACGCCTAGCCATCTACAAGAAGCAGATGGCGATGGCCAGAGAACTAGACGGTGCTGTGCCCAAGGAGTATGGGCAGAACATGGCACGGATGGTGAACTCACTGACCGGACGGGGTAGCTTCGGCCGCTATGACACTATAGCCGGTCCGCTGAACGTAGCCATGTACTCAGCACGCTTCCTGAAGTCGAACCTCGATACACTACTGCTGCATCCGCTTGGTTCCGGTGTAGGTGGCACAGCAGACTTTATACGACGCAAGGAAGGCGCTAGCATCGCGTCCGCGGCCCAGCGCAAAGCCGCCATCAACATCGCAAAGATAGTCGTTGGCACCGCCGGTGTACTGGCCTTAGCTGACCAGCTCAAGCCCGGCAGTGTGGATTTCGACCCGCGCAGCTCGAACTTCGGCAAGATTAAGATTGGTGACACCCGGTTTGACGTCACCGGCGGCATGGGTTCCATAGTCGAGCTAGCCGCTCAGCTGAAGACCTGGAGCACCAAGAGCGCTACGACTGGCGTCATAACGAAGTTGAACAGTGGCGAGTACGGTTCACAGACCGGCCTGGACGTACTGGTCAACTTCTTGGCCAACAAGACCTCACCCGTAGGTGGCGTCGTCATCGACAAACTGAAGGGCCAAGACCATGCCGGCAACAAGTTCTCTGCCAAGAACGAAGCTGGCGGTCTAGTCACTCCACTGGGTTTCAAGAACTACCAGGAACTCAAGAGTGACCCGCACTCAGCCAACGTCCTGGCTGCCGTCCTGGCTGACGCGTTCGGTGTTTCGGCCAACACCTACGGCAAAAGCAACAAGACGGCGCAGCAGAACCTGAGTAGCACGCAGGTAGCGTTCCAACAGAAGGTCGGCAACGACAAGTTCAACGCCGCACTGAAGGAGTTCAACCGTCGCTACGATGATGCCTTAGCCTCTCAAAAGAGCCATATCGACAAGCTGTCGAACGATGAGAAGTCGAAGACCATCACCGGCATCAAGGACAAGATTTGGTCTTCCATATACAAGGAAAACCACTTCAAGGTGCCGAAGAGCAAGCCCAGTGCCCAGCGTAAGAGTATCCTTGATGCGGTCAAGTAACTTTGCTATTATGCCTGCATAAACAGTCCCAGTGGCTTCGCTGCTGGGGCTTTAATTATGAGGACACATCCATGGCCAAGGTAAACTTTGCAAAGAAAGCTGCCGTCGCACTCGCAACCAAGAAGGGTGACGTCGGCAAGAAGAACAACGGGAAGACTACGGGTTTCAACGTCGTTGCCAACAAGGCCGCCGCTGAATACGGTTCCGAGGAGGCTGGCGAACGTGTAGCTGGTGCCGTGCTGAAGAAGATGAAGAAGGCCGGCAAAGCCTAGGACGTCATGAGCGACTCAACGGTGGTTGGAGCATTCGTCACGGTAGTACTTGCCTTTCTGGCCATTGCCAAGATTATGCTTGGCCAGGCCACCAGAGACCGTGACGCCGACCGCAAAGGACGTAAGGAACTCTCCCAAGCTATCGCTCTCATGGCGAAGAACAGTAACAGGGTGGCAGAAGCCACAGTGCGTAGCGCAGACGAAGCCAAACAGCGCAACGGCCACCTAGCCGAACTAGTCATGCAGTCGAATGAGAACACGCGTGTACTCGCGGAAAAGGCGACAAAAGACATTATCGCCGCCGTCGGGATGCAACATATCGACGTACAAAAGGTCGAACATCAGACCGTGACGGAAAGCAAACAAGTCTAGGGTATATGAGCTATCAGCAATTAGTCCAACCCAATCTCGACACTGGCACCGGTAGAGTCGGCTACTGCCTGGCGAAGCAAGATGATGTCTGGGGAGCGCCCCACATCTACCCAACGGCACGTGCCGCATGGGATGCGGCTCAATACAGGCATCCGGGCGAAGAACCGCCAGACGGTGTTGCGGTATTGATGTGGTGGGACTATCTCAACCCCGCAAACAACGGGAATAACGACGGGCACGTCGCGTCGTCGTTAGGTGACGGCACCATTCTCTCTTCGCCGTATAAGGCCGGGACAACACAGGCCATCCTGCCATCTAGAGCCGAACTGGAGCGGATTTACAGCAGTAATGGTAAGTACCCGCTGACCTACCTCGGATGGAGCGAGGACATCGCAAACGTAAGAGTGGCACAGCCACAGGAGGACGACGTGGTAAAGATAGAAGACGCAACTAACTGGTACAACCGGTGCAACATCACTTACCGGGCTACACGAGGCAGGGAGCTGGACAGGGATACTTTCGTCAGCTTTGTCGGCAAGGAATTCCTGACCTTTGTCGAGTACTGCGAAGACGACCCAGAGGCAGACATTGTCTCAAACTGGCAGGCCGTGGGCCAACAGGCCGTAGCCGAGAACTGGCAACAGGAGATTGCGGACCTCACCGCCGAACTCAAGGAAGCGCAGGACAAGCCAGCGCCCGAGCCCCAAGTAATTACTAAGACCGTCCGTACTCCCATTAAGGACTATACCTTCGGGGAAATATGGAACGGGTTCTGGCAGAAGATAGCTAATAAGTAAGGAGTTCTATGAACCTAAGCAAACTATTCAAATACAATAAGCTTTGGGTCGCCCTGCTAGGCGCAGTTGCAACGGTACTACTGCAGTTTTATGGCACCAACCCCAAGGTACAGATGGCAGTATCAGTACTGACCGCCCTTGGCGTTTACCAGGCCAAGAACCAGGGAGCCTGACATGCTACTCCTAGGTGTGGCCCTGGTAGCGGTGGCCATATTCATTGGCCTCGTCGGATGGAGTGTCGTGATGAGCCTGCTAGTCGTGGGCGGTCTGTGCATCGTGCTAGGCCTAGTACAACGCAACTAGACGCTCCAGGAAGCCGCGTGGTCGGCTTTAGCCACAAAAACGAAGAGGCACCCGACCTGGGTGCCTCAAACGTCTCAGATGGCTTCTACGGCGGCTTAGAAGATGCTGATAGTGTGGTTGAACCACGACCGCTGGCTGCCAAACTGCCGCTTGCAGTTCGAGCAGTGCCAACGTCCCATCGACTTTACGAACGTCCCGTCGCTCCTACGACAGCCACGCTTGTGGCTCGTCTTCTTGTCCAGGAACCAAGGCAGTGGCAAGGTACTCACCTCCCGTCAATTGAAAGTCGCCCACACGTGAGACCTAAGGTCGTCCTTAGTCTTGAAGTCCTTCCGACAGCGACAGCACGACCACTCACCGCCGGGCCGCCGTTGTGCGTGGTAAATGGTGCATGTTTGCTGGTTAGGCGACTGCTTGTCCATACGCCTTCTCCACTGCGGCCGGAACCCTTCCCCTATCGCTCAGTTCTGGCCACCCATTAGCGCGTCCCCACTCCCTCACAGCCTGGAGATAGTTGGGGTCGCGCTTGGCCGCCCCACTCAACAGGCCGTTAGCCTTGGGCGCCGACTCCAAGGCGTCGATGGGGTCGCCCTTGAACAGCCCGTTGAACGCCTTGAGCTCGAGCACCATGGATACGGGTGCCTCGCCGTCGCGCACCAGCTCCACCACGACGAAGTTGCCGGCCGAACCCTTGATGCCGTCAGCCTCAGACTCATCCATGTCCAGCACCACGGCTTGTTCGAGGTCGGGGTGCTGCTTTACGACCAGGCGGACGCGCTCTTGGACGAGCCTGCCCGACAGGTCACTGATGACACCGGTAGCCACGGCCACCACGCTCCTTACTGGTTGTTTGCCTCACCGAAGTCCTCAAGCTTGCGGATGGGGCGCTTACGGATGGGTACTACGTCAGCGATGCGCCGTTGCTTCATCGCTTCCTGCACTTGCTCGATAGGACGGCCATACTTGGCGCGGGACGCCTCAACCACGTGGATGCCCAAGCCATATCCCTGGGTCGGCGCCAGGGTGTTCATGGTTAGCGGGCCGCTCTTACCGTGCGGCGTGTAGACACTCGCGATGGCCTCGAACCTGCCTTGCCGCTGCAGGTCTTCGGGTGTCAGCGGCTTCCCGATGTTTGCTGCCATGATGCGGGCGTCACTGGCGTTCAGCTGGAAAGCTATCTTGGTGCCGGCGTTAGCCATGACGGCCTCCTCTACCGGCTTGTCCAGCTGCCCGAGGTACTGGTGCGCCATGGTGAGCGACGCGCCGCGTGAGCGCACCTCGGACAACATCTCGGGCATGTCTACCGACATATCCATGAAGTGCTGGAACTCGTCCAGGTAGACCATCATGGAGCGGTTAGCTTCCGGCGGCACCCGGCGTAACGACTGGGTCATGAGGTTGAAGAGCAGCGTGCCCATCATCGAGGCACTTTGCTTGGGTACGCCGGAAAGGTTGGCCAGCAGTATCTTCTTACCGCTGACCACATCGTCCATGTTGAAGGACGACTTAGCCTGCCCGAGGATGTGGCCGATTTCCGGCCGGTTAGCCAGCAGCTGGAGCCTGTCCCATGCCGACTGGCTTACCTTTTCCCCGCCGTACTTCCCTTCCTTGTCGATGCGCTGCCAGAACGCCCGTAGGTCTTCGCTCTTGAGGCTACGGACAATGGCGTCCCGCCAGGTAACTTCGTCAGAGGTGGGCATGAGCAGGTGCGGTACGTCCATGATGGTCAGTCCGGCTGCCTGTGCCGTGCGGATGCCGCCGGGCAATACCATGTCTATCCATGGCCCGCTGCCGTGCGGACCCTTAAGGACGCCCACCAGTTCGTCGATGGAGACATGCAGCTGGTCGAGCACGTTGAGCCCGATGGGGTGGTAGAAGTCCGTCAGGTCGAGCAGGATGACGTCGTTGATACGCTCGGGCGGTATGGCGTTAAGAGCCATCTGGTACAAGCCTTCGTGGCCGCCCTTGCTCTCCAGCATGAAGATGCCGTGCCCGTCACGGATGTCCTGGAACATCATGTTGTAGAGCTCGGTCGTCTTACCGAAGCCGGTTGGTCCGATGACGTAGGTGTGGTAGCGGGTCTCCATGTGGCCGATGGCGATGTTCCGCTCGCGGCCAGAGAAGTTAGACACCCCGATTACCCGTCCTGCATCCAGGACGCTCCGCGGTGCCGCCAACCGCCGGGCTAGCGGTGCCGGCATACCGGCTATATCCACATCACCAAGGCGCCAGCCCATGAGCGCGGTCATCTCGGTTACGGTCAGCCGGATGTGCCGCATGGCTGGGTTAGTCGCCCGGTCTATCCGCCGCTGCAGCTCCTCCCAACCAACCATGCGGTCGTAGAAGTGCTGCTGTGACCCGGCCGTAGCCTTGATGCTTGACTTGACGTCCATCACCATGTGCCGTGCCCTGGCCTTGGTACCGGCCTGGGCGCCGATGCGCACGATGGCGTTCAGGTTGTTGTCGTCGAGCTTGTCACGCCGGGCGTTGATTTCATCGTGGCCGGCGGGTGCGCCGGTCAGGTACGACCAGGCGCCGCCCTCCAGGCTCTGTGACTCGCCATGTACCGGCTTGCGTTCGGGCATGGCCGGCGAGATGACCCACTGCATGATGAGCGCTTCGCCGGTAGCCAAGTGCTGGAACCGAGCCAGTAAGTCGTGGCTCTTGTGGTAGAGGTCGGGGATGTTGAGCGGCCGGTGCGCGCCCCGCATCCCCATCTCTACGGCGTACTTCCACTTGAACTGCAGCTTGTTGTCTTCGGGTACCAAGCTGATGCCCGGCACCAAGTGCTCGAGCGGCGGCCGGATGCGTGACTCGTACTGGTGGGGAATCTTGAGCCGGTGGACGAACAGGCCTTCTATGGAGATGGTCTCAAGCACGATGCTCGGGCAGACCTGCATCAGCCGCAGTACGGCCGACTCAGGGCGGAGCGTGCCAGAGAGGGTGCGGAGCCAACCGGCTACCGCTTCCGGTTCGACATCCGTGGGGAAGTACACGCGGTACGTCTTACGCTTATCCAGGTCATTCTGGATGATAGCCCGAGCCACAAACACACCCCCCAAGGGCAAGAGCGGAACAAGTAGCAGGAGAGTGTATGCAAGCATCCTATTTAAGGATGCCACATTAGCTACTCGCGGCGGCTGTAGTAGAACCAACCGCCAACGAGGAACAGTACAATGCAAGCGGCGATGAGCAGCGGAAGGAAAAGCACCACAACCTTCCAAATCTGCTGGATAGCGATGGCCAACAGGATGATGATGGCCAACGCACTGATAAGCCGGCGGACAATCACGCCTGCCTCCTTAGTATCTGTATGGCAGTCATCGGCCGCGGAGCCTCTACCGCCTGGATAGCCTTGGCGGCAGCCTGGTCGTCTTCGTTGCGGTAACGCTCGATGGCCGCGTCCAGCATCCGCATGACATCCGCGTGTGTACGCTGTGGTGCGTCGTTGTAGCGGGGGATAGAAGCGCGCGGGTTACCAGCAGCGATAGCCGGAAGCTGGCTGATGATAGCCGCGTCCAGGATGTTGATAACGTCCTGGTGAGTCGTAGCCGCCGCGTTGTTGTACACCGGGATGGCCGCCCTTGGTTGGCGGCCAGATGCCGGCAACTCGCGGGCGATAGCCTTGAGTACTTCGTTGAGCCGCTGACTCTGGTCACGGGGCTGGGTGGTGTCAGCCTCCAGTAACCGTTCCTCGAGCGTCTTGGCGAAGAAAGCTTCTACGACGTTGCCAGGGTCGTCATCCGTCGTGGCGACCGCGTGCTGTGCCGCCCCGACAAGGCACCAACGGTCGCCCTTGCTGCCGGCGGTGTCGTGAAGCGTGAACTTAGCCCAGCGCGCCGGGTCAGACAGCAACTCACGGATACGGAGTAGGTCGTCATATATCTGGGACATAAGCTTGCCCCCTACTGCTTCAGGTGCTTGGGCGGGGCGCCGCCCTTCTGGTTCATCAGCTTGGTCGCCTCGTTGAACACCTTGTTGAACTCGTACTGCACTTGCTCGAGTTCGACTTCCAGCTTGGTGGGCGGCGGCGTCTGCTTGGACAACGCCACCAGCACCATGACCCAGAGCAGAAGCAAGAAGTTCAAGGACGACATGACGTAGAGGAAAACCATCACATCCCCCACTGGTTGTAGAGCTTGGCCTGGATGGCCTTAACCGCACGGAGGGCGGCAATCTGAATCTCGGTGAGCATGATGTCGTTGGCACGGTCACCAGTGCTGAGGGTCTGGCGGCGCTCATCGAGGCCGGTCATCCCCTCCATGATGTGGCCGGCGAGCCCGATGGCTCCGTCGGCCTTAAGCGCGGCCAGGCGTACCTCGTCGAACACGAGCTTGGCCGCAGCCGCCACCGCACGGTCCTGCTTGCGCGGGGACATCTCCTGCTTCGCGAAGCGGGCAAGGTCACCAGTCACGGCTGTTCACCTCCCTTAAAGCTAGGTAGGTCTTAAGTCAACTTAACGGTGCGCCCTTGAACCCGGGCGCTTTAAGCCGTCACTGTGGAGGAGTCAAGTAGCTGCCGCCTGCAGCCCAGTCCTTGGGTTTCAAGCTTGGGTCTACCGCTGGCTTAACGGTAGCCCTTAAGACACCTTCATGGCAAGGGGTAAGCCAAGACCTACTGCCGGGCACAGCTAGCTTCATGTAGACTCTGCTGACATGCCATGGAGGCCAGCGGACGCAGACACACCGGCACCGGCCCACTACGCCGTGCTGGAGGAGTTGCTTGCCATCCGGCGGCGCTACCAAGCCCTGGCCGAAGAGCTGGACGCCACGGCGCGCCGGGCTAAGGACACCGGTGCCAGTTGGTCAGAGGTTGGTGCCGCGCTGGGCGTGTCTGGTTCAGCGGCCTACCAGAAGTACGGCAAGGAACCGGATAGCCGCACGATTCCCCCTGCCCGAGGGCTTAGTTCGGGGATGGCGCCGCGCATCAGGACCAAGGAACTTCGCTTTCAGGCGAGACAGCTGAGGGGAGGAACTACACCTGCAGGCGAGACAGCTGATGAGTCAGAGCCAACCCCGCCCGCCCGGGCTGACGTCTGGGTAGTGCCCCCACGCGAGAGAAAGCAGCAGTAAGCGCTAGTCGCCTGCCGCAAGGCTCGTGTTCGCGGCACGTGTAGCACCTACCGCCAGCGTCAGCCATGAGGTGGTCGTACAACTCTTCCTCTGATGCGGTGCTGCTACTCACCAGTCCACTCCGTAGTGCCGGGAAGCTGCTGGCCGCCCGCAATAAGGCTTGCGCGGGCGAACATGAAGTCGTCGCAGTTGTGTTTCTGGCACCAGAAGCAGTGCTTAAGCACGCCGACGTTCATGTGGCGCACGTAGAGGTCTAGGTAGTGCCTCACCATGCGGGGGCTTAGGCCACCAGTCGGGTCTTCTATGCCAAACGGGCCGGACATCGCAATCCTTCCGTAGACAGACTCCAGCCACGTGCAGCTGGCGCTGTTCGCCCACACCCCCCAACACTGCACGTGGCTGGATGTCAACCGACCGCTGCAGGGCTCAGTCATGAAACGGCCGGGACTGATGGCCACCGTAGCTAGCTAGGCCAACGTAGTCAACCCCGGCGACCACCTGCTCTCCTTAGGATTGACAAGGAGGGCTAATGCCGCATATGCCGCTTTACCAGACAATTGTGACGGATATCACAAATAGTGCCGCCACGGGAGCGCTGAAGCGCGGCGACCGTTTGCCCTCCATCAAGCAACTGGCCGCTCAGTACGAGTGCTCGGAAGCAGTCGTCAAGACAGCGCTTGCTGTGCTGCGAGCGACCGGGGTGGTTGAAGGGCGGCAAGGGATTGGCACGTTCATCGCATAGCAACGACCGCTCGAATCCATCGACGTAAGTAGATGAGCATGGTCACGACCGGCGACTGACGCTTGCGGTACCTACTTGACACATGGCAGAATTGATGTTGACGATATGCACCGCAAGAAGTAAAATGGACATAAGGTATGAATGTAATAATCTACCTCCGCCAGAGTCTTGACGCCACCGGCGACCGCCTAGCAGTAACCAGACAGCTAGAAGCCTGTAGGAAACTCTGCGAGCAACGCGGCTGGACTGTCATCGAGGTAATCGAAGACAACGACGTGTCGGCCAGCAAGGGCAAGCGCGAGGGTTATGGGCGCCTTCTACAACTGGTAGCAGCCGGCAACGTAGATGCAGTCGTAGCTTGGGCGGTAGACCGCCTCACCCGGAAGCTGACTGACCTCGAGGAACTCATCAACGTCGCAGTCACGAACAAGGTGAAGGTTGTCACGGTCAGCGGCGACCTGGACTTGTCGAACCCGATGGGCCAGTTGCTCGCCCGCATCATGGCATCAGTCGCCCGTAACGAGGCTGACCAGAAAGGCCTACGCCACAAGGCGGCGAACCGCCAGATGGCGCAGTCCGGCAAACCTCATGCCGGCCGCCGCTGCTACGGCTACGAGAAAGACCACACCATCCGCCCGGACGAAGCCGCGGTAGTCCGTGAGATGGCCCGACGTATCATCCTGGGACACTCCTTCAATGAGGTAACCAAGTGGCTTGTAGCAGCCGGCCACAAGACCTCAGAGGGTAATAACTGGCACCCCGGCACTCTGGTCATGACGCTCAGGCGCAAAACCTACGCGGCCATCATCGTGCATGAGGGCATTGAGTACCCGGGCAACTGGCAAGCCATCTTCGACGCTGAAACATGGCAGCGCCTCCAGCTGGCCATCCGCATGCAGCAGGACAAGACGAAGACGACCAGGCCGAAGGGTCGCAAGTTCCTACTTACCGGCAATGTCTTCTGTGGCGTGTGTGGCGAACCTTGCAACGGCAAAACCAAGCGCGACCATGCGGACCGCCCGCTACGCCGCATATATACCTGCCGCGCCTGCCATGGTGTCTCCCGCAATGCCGACGCTCTGGAGCACTACGTAGTCGAAACCCTCATGTGGCACCTGGAGAGCCCCGCTATGGCCGCCCTGCTGGAAGAGGGGCAAGAAGATGACGGTCGGCTCAAGGAACTGCTAGGACAGCGCGATACGCAGGCCAAGCGCGTGGATGAGATTCTGGATGACTATGCCACCGGCCTACTGACTCGCGACCAGATGGGCAAGGCGAAGCTACGGGCTGAGGCCGAACTGAAGGCCATAGACAGCGAGATTGATAGGATAAACCGTGCGCGGCTCGGCGGCGGACTTGTACCCCTGGGACAGACGCTGCGCCAGCTTTGGGAACAGTGTGGGAGTGATACAGTTCGGCGGCAGATACTCAGCCTCAGCGACATGGGTAAGATTATTCTGCTGCCGGGGCAATCGAAGCCGTACTACAACGGCACCCGTATGCGCTTTGACCCAGAGTTGGTTCGGTTCGAGCGGCTAGCTTAGCAGGAGCCGGGCTATCTGGCGAAGCCTGGACTTATCCTTGAGCTTGGTTATCGGGCTCATCCTACCCTTCCTCCTGCTCAGGGGGCTTTAGTTGACTATCTGCCACTGAAATCTCCAATCTTATGAATCGCGTTGTAGTAGTGGTAGGCGCGTAGCTGTTCGGCTCCCATCATTGTCTTGTCGTCTTGGGCGTACTTGTGGGCAAGATTAAAGATTTCGCCGGCAACCTGTTTACGAGCCTCCCCAATAGCATCACTGCGGGCTTGCTGGAGAAGCTGGTCTATGTGTTTCCTAACGCGGCCCTGATGTAGAATCTCGTTATACGTGTACTTGTGGCCGTCAGGGGCTATGCCTGTATCACAGCGGCCGCATATCCCGAATCCACCGAAACTGGGCTCTGTGTAGAACTGGAAGCACACTAGACATAGCTGCTCCTTACGCTCCTGTGGTGTGTCGGGTTTATCTGAGGTGGGGTTCATAGCGCCACCCTCCCTACGACGGTTCCAGCCTTGGTCACCTTGAAGTAGGTTGTAAGGCCGGTTTCGCGGTTCTTGTATATCGTGATGCTGGCATAGCCGGTCTTATGGCAATTATCTGAGTTCAGGTAGCCCCACAGATTTGTGTAGAGACCGTTGAACTGCTCGGCCGTGTCGTATTTCAATAGAACTTTAGCCATCTACCCCTCCTTCCCCTGCCCCATCCACCGCTCCCAAGCCGGCGGCGTCTCCTTGTCGGGGTTCGAGTGGATGGTCTCCAGCAGCTTTATAGCCAGCGCGACCGCACCTTCGTCCGGGTTGTGCTTGATTTCGAGGCCGTCGTCAGCAACGTATACGCCCCGCTCCTGCAGGCGGTTGACCGCCGTGCGGGCAAAGATGGGCCTGCCGTTGATGGTTATGTAGACGCCAATCACGCCTTGCCTCCCGCTTCTACGAGCTGGGCCAAAAGAGCAGACCGTTGTGCCGCTAGCTTGCGTACGAATAGCCTAAAATCTGGGCCTTCCTCGAAACAGTCGGCCGCAATGTCGTAGTCCTGCTCCGCCTGTCTTAGCCTCTCTCGCAGCATCAAACTGTAGAAGAAGGCGGCTTGCTCATCAGTAAGGAAATAGAACTTGCTACCTTCTGGTGTGTCGAACCACTTGCGGTAGCCACGTACCTTGCTTTTTTCGTAGCCTAGCGATTCCATCCATGCGCCTATAGGGTCTGGCTGGTTGGGTTGGCTCATGATTCATCCCCAAAGGGCTCTAGGATGCTCGTCAGCTTGTTGTCTCGGGCGTAGTCCAGCAACATAGCCAGTTCGCCCTCTTTGACACTGCCACGGTGGTTTAGATAGTCGTATGTCGCCATAATCCAACCGGAGTCATCGTCGGCCACAATTCTGCCGGGCTCGTAGTCGCCAAGCTGAATTTGCAGTGTGTAAAGTTGGTTGCTCATGGTCTGTCTCCCTTAAGTTTGGTGGTGGGGTGGGTCTGTCTCTTGAAAGCGCGATTTATCTGACAGTGCATCTCTGTGTGGTCTATGGCCGTGCTGCCGCATAAGTCACATTTCTGACCACCTTTCGGATGTAGGGGTATCGGGTACGCTGGGAAACCGGGGACTAAGCTGCCATGCTTCATCAGGTCGCAAGGGCGGCATATCATACAGCCTTGCTTACAGGTGGGGCACGGGCTTACACATCCATGAGCACTCATTTCTCACCATCCCTCCTATTTAGCTTCACCTGCTCAGCCTGGAGGGTCGCTCCGGGAACAAGCTTTCGTAGTTCTTCCCAAACTGTGTTGTGGCCGCTCGTAGGTGTTGGCCAGCGCTTATCCAGCGCAGCCATAAGGTCGGTTGCTAGTTGCTGCTGCCCCGCCAACACAGCTACCTCTTCCCGGCGGGCGAAGTAGTCGCGGATTCTCTGCCTATTGAAACTGATTAGTGGAGAGGTGTTCGACTGCAGTAAATCAAGCAGTTCGTCAAGAGTTGGCTCATCATCAGGTTGGGGAGCTTTCATGGCTTCATCCGTTTCTGCAAGTACATCACCTCGTCCTCCAAGATGTGCAATGCTTCGTCAAGGGTAAGCTGAGCCTCCGTAGCATCCACCCATGCCCTGCGTATTAGCATCCTAAGACGCATGTCGTCATATTGTGCACAGTCTTCAGCCTTCACGGCGGCGTGAAACATTAGTGGTTCGTTCATCTCATATTTCCTCCCGCACTTTCTTCATGAGGTCAGTGAACTTGGTGCGCTGCTCGGCAAGAATGTTGTTGGCGTAGGTGTACATAACCGCTCCCTTGATGTTCGGTATATTAGGGCCGATTACTTCCGGCATGCCCTTCTCCACTCTGTCCAAAACGGCTGATGTGTGGGCTTCCAGGAACCGGTTTACTCGTGGTAGTAGGCAGTTATCAACAAGCCACTCAATTTCCTCGTAATCCAGTTCTGGAAATCCGGTGTCAAACCGTCGCCCATCTACAGAGTCAACTAGCGCGGCTCGTAGCCCCTCTACACCGGTCTGCCCTGTTGGGTTAGTCATGACTTCTCCTCCAAGAACTGTTCGTGTAATTTCCGCACATGTAGGGGGCAATTGGCCGTAAACCAGAAAGCAACACCGCCCTCACCGTCTGGCACGCCCTGGCCGCGACAGTTATCAAGGACTGGGCAGACGCAACCGAGTGCGACAGCTTCTTCAGAACCAGGATTAGGTTTCCTCATCCTAAAACACCTCCTCACATCCCTTACGTTTACTCATATGGTTTCCACCTTCGGCGCGATGTTCTTGAAGGGGTTGTGCGCTTCACAGTAGCTGGTAAGTGTCCCGGCGTAGATTGTGCCAGTACCTGTTGTCTTTACTACGCAGCCGCATGGATAAGTTGTCTTGGTTTCGCTCATCCCTCAAAAACTCCTTTGCATCCCTTACGTTTACATGGTGCACCCTTTTCTGGCTTGTCCTGCCAGGCTTTAAGGCGGGGGTTCTTTATGAACCAGTTGTGGCCGAATAGGCGGCAGAGGATGTTCATGGCTTGAGCACCCCGGCCTTGATTAGTTCGATGGCTAGCTTGCAGGTGGCATTCTCAAACGTTCCATGTTGAAACTGAATCTTCGGGTGATGTAGGAACTCGAATCCGGCTGTTTGGTCGCGGCTTACCTGCCTAAGCGCCTCATAGCCGATTGTGGCTTCTCTGTCACCGCTACTTGTCACGTTGGCGGTCAACTTCAGTTTGTAACCGCGGCCACTAGTGCTGTTTACGAACGCCGGCAGTTTCCGCAGCAGATATCCGAGATTGTAGGCGGGTATCTGTACCATCATTTTGTCAGTCTCTATATGTGTTTTATGAGCGAACTCAGAATAGGTTTCAAGCTCTTTGTCATCCCACCCACTAAGCTCGTACAGTTCCTGGCAAAGCTCTGGGGAGGCCGTATTCATAGTGTGTCTTCCCCCCACCCCCACTCCTCCCAAGGAATAGGCGTGTAGTAGCTCTTACGATTATGCCGGCGGATACGGGCTAGCCAGTCGGCGGGGGTTCTGGTCATAGCTCCTCCAACTTCTGGCTAAACTGAACTTCGTCAATGTAGGGATTGCCGTTCTCATGGATAGCGTTGCAGCTGTCCATTAGCTCCAGCACCAGGTCTTTTAGCTCCTGCTTGGCATAGGGCAAATACTTATTAGCTCGGTGACATCTGAAGTCAGCCATTTCTTGGCATGTCTCGCAGAAGCCATAGTTCGGCTCGTCCTGTATCAGGTGCTCCATCTGGTTCTTGTAGAGGATGTCGTCCAGCCTGCTCATGGCTCAAGCTCCGTAAGCTCCAGCTTGAGGCCGTAGACAGCCACGAACGCAACAATCTCTTCGGGAGAGAAGAATACGCGCCTGTGGCTATTTAGCCGGTAGAGCTTGTCTGCGCCTACCCCGGACTGCCGGCTTGCTTCCCGGATGGACATTCCTGGCCGCTCCAGTAGTGCGGCTAGCACGTCCCTAAGGGTGTCGTTGTCCTTACGTTCTTTGGTTAGGTAGTGGGTATCGTCTCGTCTTTTCATGCTTTAGGTATAATACATGTTTGTTGCATGTAATACAATGCTAAAGTTATGCACATGTGGAAAGCACGCCGCGGTTAACGGCGTGCTATACTGGTCTTGCTGCACTTAGCCGGGGATATCCCCGCTATGCAGCTGGCCAGCTGGAGAGACACCCTTAGCGGGGTGTCTCTTTGTTTGTTCAGATAAGGAACGATTAGCTGTTATATACGTTCATAGTGCTGCCTTCCTCATGACCCTAGGCCTGCGCCGCCACCTGCTCAACCTGAGCCGCGACTTCCGCCGGCGGACCGGCTGCTAAGAACTTGGCCATGCTGGCGATTTCTTCCAACCCGAATCTGGCAACATGCTCTGGGTTGTTCAGGTCTATCTTCCGCATGCCATCACGGGCTAGTCGTTCCTGCACGGCGTCGAAGTTGTTCCGAATGAACTCTTTCTCAGCTGGGGAGACCCGGCCTTTCTTTGGGGTGCCTGCCCACTCAAGGGTTGCGTAGTCCCGGCCGGTGTCGCCGTTACCATTCTCCGGCCTGACCTTCTTACCGACTACCGGCGCTTCCACCAGCACGTCCACAGCCTTCTTACCAACGGCCTTAAACAGACTGTCGAACTTGGCCACAGGTACGCTCAAGACCTCGGGAGCCTCTTGGCCGGGCGCCACCACTACGACCCGGACCACTGGAGCTGCTAGCTTCCTTAGCGCATCAGCCTCATCGCCACTCACGTCCAGGCGGTGCGTAGGTGCTTCTGGCATGTCCGGGTGGTCTACGTGCAGCTGCACTACCTCGGTTTCTGGTAGTACCTGCGCGCTCATGTCGCTAAGTGTTTCTCTAATTACCCGTTCGGCCATGCCTAAAGTCTCCGTTTAGTTATGGCTTCAGTAACGCATATGTTGGCGGGAGGGTCAAGGGGCACCCCAGTCAGCTTGACCTAAGCACGCTCATGCCTCATAATGATTGGTGCTAAGATAGAGTTAGCGTTTACAATTGTAAAGCGAAAACAGCTCAGCCCGACTCTATCAAGGGATGGGCTGTTTTCGTTCCTGGATGTTTATGCACGAAGAAAATACCCAACACTCACCCAAGTTCTGCACGATTCTCTACAGCGTGCGCTTGGAGCTCGACATATCAGTAGCGGAATACGTCTACCTTGACATGGTCTACTACCTGTCACGTAGCGGTTGGTGCTACAAGTCCCTTGATGCCATAGCCAGAGACCTCGGCTTGGGAAAGTCGGCCGTCTACTACATGCGGAACCGCCTTGTGAAGCGTGGCCTGCTAGAAATAGACAAGCAAAAGCATGTTCGCACCACTGACATCTACCATAACGCTCTCGCCCATCACCCCTATAACGTTCAAAAATTGAACGCGCAGCCGGCAGACCGTTCAAAAAGTGCGTTCGGGCGTTCAAAAAGTGAACAAAATCGTTCAAAAACCACAACCAAGAATAACAATAGAAATACAATAGAAGCGGGCAATGAAATTAAGAGGGGGGAACCGAGCCCGGCCAAGGAGCGACTGCGAGCCATGCTTAAACAGAAGGGTCTACTGCGGGCGTAGCAGCCCAACCACCTATTGCTTGCAAGCGGATTGATTTAGCACGAGCAATTTGCTAGAATATAGGCGTAGTCTGGTTAGCGCCAGCCTAAGCACCTTGGGAAAGTTCGCTCGCCGCAGTCCACACCGTATAGCGTTCTACTTATCAAGCCTTACGGAAAGATTGTTGTTACCCTCCACTTTCTCTTTGTGGACTGTCGAGCACAAAAATACCCTCCAGCATACGGAGGGTATTTCCTTTTAGGTGGGGCTAGTAGTTAAACAATCCCACATGCCCCAGCCCGAACAGGATGCCGGCCAGCAGCGCCAGGACGAGCACGACTATCTCATCTTTCGTGATGCCCTTAGCCCGGCCACGCTTCACTACAAGGCCATACGGAGCCCCAGGAGCTGTCCTAGGCTGTAGGTGGTCTCGTTGGTTGGCTCGGAAGGTTAGGCGGGCTTCTGCGGCACGCAGGCGGGTTATGGTGTCTTTGGTTATGTCGGTCATGCTGCTACCAAAACCTTCTCGATGCCTAGCTGCTTAGTGACGCGCATACCTTTCCTGACTTGCGCCAGGCAGGCCTCTGCTAACGCCTCGAAGTCAAAGTCATCGTTGGGCTCGCCGTCATCAAACTCTAGGCGGGCCTCAAAGTGCTCTTCTCCATTTCCACAGCGCCCGTCGTACTCGTACCAGAAGGCGAACTCATCTCCCTTGTAGGTGACTACGCCCTCGATGAGCCATAGTAGTGGTGAGGCTTCTTGGTTGAATGTGATGGTCATGGCTAGTCGCCCTCGTTAATCTGGATAGCCCGCCGTATGACGTTTACCTGGCCATCGCAAGCCGATTCAAGGGCGCTTTCCAGGTCTTCGCCGTTGATGTACCAGGCCAACGTCTGGGCGTCCAGTTCTAGTTTTGCTGATAGTTTCATTGCTTGATTCCCCGTTTAGTTGCTTAGTTCGCCTCGCTGGTCAGCTACCTGCTTTTGCTTGGTTGCCCGCTTTTGGTGATACTTCCAAGTATGCGCTTACAGGGTGTATTAGTCAACACCTTTTGTATATATTCCTGTGTATAACTAAGATAGGACAGCAGCAATTCCACTAGCGGTGCTGACGCTGATAACCTCCCGCCATTCCTTATCCCAACGGCTAAGCATCAGCTCAAGCGTCCGCACGCGCTTCTCGTCTATGGCCACAAACACCACTGACTGATTGTCCGGCCAGTCTTCGTCGGCCGCCGCCTCACGGTAGTTGGCGAGCTTGCCACGGATAGCCGTGCTTTGGGTGCCCATGTCAATCTCAAACATGAAGGCGAAGTCTTCCCCGCGCCGGTTCCGAATCTCCGCGTAATAGTCTGGCTTCAGCACCTTGCCGCCGATTGTCTGGTGCGTACTCGGCTCGGTTAGGTAGGCCATGACCTGGATGCGTCCCTGCCGCTCCAGGCCGACAAGCATCATATGGAGGTCGGCAATCGCTAGGGAATGATAGATGGTTGAGATATGCGGATTGCTTCCGCCAAACAGGCTAACTCCAGCAGCTCCAAGCCGGTAAATGTAGACGCCGTTGCCGCCTCGCCGGTTGCCGACGAGCGGCGGTTCAATCCTGGTGAGTAGCTTAGCTTCCACTAGTCTCTTGAACGTTCTATCTGATGATGTATCACTACTAAGGTCATGGAAGATTAGTTCTCTTATCTGTCTCGCATCAAGGAAGCCGAACTCCGCGACAAGGCGTAGCAGTTGCATGTCACGGGGCTGTATCTGCATGGTGGGTATTGTAGGTGGCTTGTAGGTTCGCGGCCAGGAGCTCGCCGTCCGCCGGCGGCCGTGCGGCCAGCTTGAGAGCCCCCGCTCGGTAGGTATAGCCAGGGCGTATACCGTCTGGTGGCTGCCCGGGCCGCTGACCAGGGGCGATGGCCGTGCCCCATGGTGGCCGGGGCACACAGTAGCCCCACGGGCTGGCCTACGCCCCGGCACACACCCCTTATCTTAGTGAGTTATACACAGGAATTATGCATTAAACCCTTGACTAATATTAGTCACTTAACGATAATACCCTCCAGCAACCAAGTGGCGGATTACCAACAACCAATTGGGTACATCGGCAGCCACTTGGGCGCGACCATACAAACAACCAAATGGAGTAAACTATGACTAAGAAAGGAAGTGATGACAGACCTAGAAGAAGCGATTCTGTACATCGAGTCACCAAAATACCCAAAGCACTTTTGGTCGGTGTACCTGCCAAGGGCACTAAGCCGGGCACTCACAAGGGTGTCGAAGGAAACAAACACGAAGAGCCGGAACGAGCTAATCGTGCTCCAGCTGCTGGCAAACAAACAAATCCGGCGGGCGTTTATCGAGGAGATAAAGGCTGGGGAGCCCAAGAAATGACAACCTTCCTAGCTGGCTTCGCAGCAATCTCCAGCGGCTATATGGTCGTGGAGGGCGCACATGTCTGGCGGCAAGTTGCCTGGGGAATAGTGGTACTCGCGTACTCACTCGTATCCTTCGAGTTGCTTAAGGAACGAGGGACGGGCAAATGACAACGATAGAAGTACAGGGCGACCCGCTAAAGCTCTCCCTACCAAGCTGGATTGACACTAACCACCACTACGAACTGTTCTACGACCTCGAAGCCGAAGCCTGGCTGCTTAACCCAGTACCGCTCGGTCCGGCCGAAGACAACCCGTATGCGGACGACATCGACGACCCCAGGGACGAGGAAGATTACTAAGGAGGTGATATGACAGAACAACCACAAATTTATGAGGTCTCGTACTTCAAGGTAGGCGACTACAAGGACGCCAACGGCAACACCTGGTGCAACGTCCTGTTCAAGGGCCGCGCTAACGAACCCCTACGCTGGGTTGTCAAAGACCCCAGCACCATCTCTGTCGGCCAGACTGTGTACGGCCACATAGAGACCAAGACATCCCAAGCCGGCAAGCCATATCAGCGCTTCTACCGCGACCAACGCCCAGACCCTTCACAAGCCCCTACAGGCAGCTCTAGCGGCTCCAGCTGGACGCCACGCGATGACATGGCCATCCGGGCTCAGTGGGCCATAGGGCAGGCAATCGCCTACCTCTCCCCAGACCTCAGTCAAATGACTGGTTCTCCAGACAGCCATATCGAGAAGTGGGCGAAGACGTTCTTCGCGATGGTTGACCGCGTGAAGGCACCCACACAAGCACCACTACAGTCACGTGTCACCAACGAACCGCCAGACGATGACGCCGAGTTCGCGTCACTCATTGGCCGCGGCATGCGGGCAGACAACATACCCGAGGATGAGATTCCTGCGGAGTTCAGATGAACGCCCTAGACCAACAGCTATCAGACACCATGCAGGCAATCCGTAAGGGCTTCGAGATATCAGACGAGCGCATACGGCAGCACCGCGCACAGCCATGTGGCACCTGCGGGCACTGTGACGCCGCTATCCATGACAGCAATGATTCTGAGGCGGCGGAGGCTGACAGCTATGAAGACTACTAGGACGAACCCGATAATCCTGCTGCTGAACATCCTGCATCCCGCCAAGCCCGACCCGCTACGCTTGGCAAACTTCCCGCTGGAGTTCGAGGAGTTGCCATATGAGAAGCCTATGGCGGTGAGTAAGGCACGGCTGTGAGCAAGGACGATGGCCACGGTCCAAAGCAAGGCTGCAAGGCTAAGCACTGCCCGGTCGACCCGAATACTTGCCCGTTCCTGATTGCGGAGCGGAAGACGATATCCTCAACCGCCGGCGACCATCACCATGAGTACGTGCTTGCATGCTCGTGTGGGGATATCAAGCATATTAGACCACCAAAAGTCCAACATGGCACAATAACCTACCCCGACAGGGGTGCGAAGTGGTTGGACTAGGCACTTGACAAGCCGCGTTGTAAATCAAACCTGCAGGCCACCTCTTATGGCAACGTCGCACACTCATATCAGTGTGTGACACAGAATCGGCCTTGCACCGGCCAGCACATTGCGAGAAAATATAGAAGCCTCCGCTACAGAAGCATTGGAGACCACCGCCATGCTGCCGCCGTCGCATTGCCCACCCGTGTGACTTGGCACTAGAGCAGCCTGTAAACCACCAATAGTAGCTATGCTACGGCGGGGTGAACTAAGAAACATATGGCCAAAGAAACCGACATTTATGAACTACTCGCCCGCCACCTCAAAAAGTGGCACGTAGATTTACTGTGGCGCTTCGATAGCTCCGGCATCAACAACCCATCCCCCCGCAGCCGCGCCCTTTATTCACGCATCAACGCTAGCCGCGGCTACCCAGACTTATTCATCGCCCGACCCCGCCTCAAGCCCCAAAGCGTCGACTCATACGCCGGCATGTTCCTAGAGATTAAAGCCGAGGGCTACCGTCCCTCTAAGAACAAGCAGCATGACGCCGAACAGCGGGCGGTTATCGGCAAGCTCGTCGACGAGGGCTACTACGCAGCAATGGCTGTCGGCTACGACAACGCCCTGTATTGCATCCACCAGTACTTAGGCGAACCCTGCACTGGCGACACGCCAGAAGAAGGGTTCGAGTTCTAGTGGAGGCTGAGCCAGGAGCTGCACCACCATCCAAGCCCGGCGGTTACTGGTCGGAAGTATGGAAGGCCTTTAAAGAGGGCATCAAGATAGCCGCCAAGATTATGGGCGAGATAGTCATGACTATCATGCACGGGCTCTTCTACGGCCTTGTGATTGAGATTGCAAAGGTGGCGTACGCGTTCTTCGGGTTAGAGGCACCGAGCCATGCATGAACGCCTGCCCGGGCCAGAGGAAGAGATACGGCTACGGAACCAGGTGCTAGGCATCATGGCAGTGAACGGATGGGCATGCGCCAGTGAAGGTCACGTCGGCAGCGAACAGGGAAGGTTTAGCTACATCATCAACGAGCCGGCCGAAGCCTACGAGCTGTACCGCGTGTAGGCTT